CAAACCACACCAGCCAAAACGGACCAACCCAGCCACATCTACGGACTTCGAACGCAAAAGCTAGTAGATATCCCAGATGACGACTCTGGCCCTAAATTTGGCACAGTACAACGACCCCATCACAAAAGGTATCATCGCACAAGAGTCTCTCAGACGAGTGCGACCCGACCTTAAAGCTGTGGTCAATGTCAACCCCTACGCCATCCCCACTTCTGCTGCACTCGTACTCGAGAAATTGGGTATTGGAACTCACCCAATGTCACTCGCAGTACACCCCCACGCACCATGCAAGGCCATTGAGAACCAGATACTGAACACAGTGGGCCATCTCCTACCAAAGGAGCAGCCAGTCACTTTCATGGCCATGAAAAAGAGCAAACTGAATATGCTTCGACGCCATCCGTCAAGGGCGGACACATTCATCAACCCCATCTACCATCCTAGAGATAACGTACGGTATGGTCTAGATCCTGACCCTGATCAGGATGCATCAATAACAGCAAGTTTTCTCGAGGTGAAGACTAGCACAGCATTTATGCAAGATACACTACACTACTTAACACCTGAGGATCTGCTGGATATCTTCGAAACTTCCCCGAAACTAGAGAACCTCATCGCATCTTTCGTACTACCCGTGGAGGCCACACGCAACATGAAGAGCCTGTACCCCGACTTATACAGCATCCATTACACACATGGCGGCTTCCAATGGGCACCCTCTGGGCACCTCGGTGACGCATACTTTCATGAACCATGGCAACTCTACTGGCTGAGATGCGGCAGCCTTACTCGACTGATCGAGGAAGAGACGACCACCACTGTACAACCCCCCCCTGGATTTGGAGGTGAGGCTTACACCAGGGTCAGGAAGGAAGTTCGAGAGCTAAAGATCTACGCAGAACGAGTCACCTCAATTGGGGCCCACCACCTCTTCATCTTTAGCCGAAACGCCAAAGCCACGCCCAGGGTGAGGTCCTACTCACAGAACGGGAAATGGGTGACACTGCCGCGAATTTTTCGCCCCGTAAGCCACAACGTTCAGACTCCACTCAAGCAGGAGGTGGCCAACTCCCTCATGCTATACACATATGCAGTTAGGCCGTCCCTTAAAGACGTCGCTGCTAAGGTGCGCCAAAAATTTGATGAGAAAGACCTGGCAGAGCACAGTCCCTTGGAGATCACACACCTCATCAACTACATATACTACATCGACCAGAGGGCGTACCTCACCAATGACGATGACATCTTGTCGGACAACCTTCTGAAGAGGTGGATCTTCACACCCATCCAGGCAGCATACAAGAAGGCCAAAGGCTTTGTGCTAGGGCCAGATGACTTCCAAAAATTACTCAAAGCTCTGGAATGGCAACCTGTCACCTTCGACTATGCTGTGGACCACTACAAGTCAAACCCGTGGAGGATCCACGCCAGCAGAACAGGCACTAAGATGCGACAGCTCAAGAACTTCCTCAGTCGAACCACTGGACTCTGTGAGGCAGTCGAGGATGATGCACTGGAGGGGAGTGAACTACTGAAGGAACTCGAGGGTAACATGTGGTTCCGCAACCCTTCCGAGGTAGAGAAGGAGGTTTTCGATGCAATCGTAGCAGACCTCCCGCCAGATAGCCAAAGATCAGAGCTAATCCTCGAGGGCCCAAACAGCAATGCAAGGGACTATCTACCTATTCAACAGGACCAACCATCGGTGACGCAAGGGCCTGATGAGGCAGCCCAAACTCAAACCTCGACAGCCACAGGCATGGTCACAACTAGTGTGGCGGCCCGAATGCCCCCTCCAGTCCCAAGAACCCTAAGGGAACACCATGAGCAATTCCCAACCACCGTTAGAGCGTCTTTCGAGCAACCAAACAGCATGAGAGCCCCAGAAACCTCCGAGAACAACACGCCCGCTGAGCCTGTGACGCCATCACCAAGGGCCATTTATGTTGGGGACTTTGCTATCATGGACGCAAATGCTAGCACCAGCC